TCAATAATTACATTAGCCACGATTAGCCTCTCACTGTTGCACGCTTGTTGAGATTATTTGCTGCTGTTGAGACAGCTCTGAGAACGCCTTCTCTTGCCTTGCCATTGTTTTCATCATAAGCCCAAGAAGTCCAAAGCCATACGAGGGGCAACTAAGCCACGGCTTCACAGTCCACTACTCAAAGGCGAAACCAAGCTTCAGGATGTAAAAGACCTCTGTGAGATTGTGAAGATGCCTCTACTGCCATGGCAAGAGTTCGTATTAAAGGACATGCTCACTGTGGACAAGAAGGGCATGTGGATTCGTAAGACAAACCTGATTTTGGTAGCTCGGCAGAACGGTAAAACACACCTAGCGCGTATGCTGATACTGGCTCACCTGATTAAGTGGAATACCAATGTTCTCATTATGAGCTCGAACAGAAGCATGGCTTTAGACACCTTCAGACAAGTAACTAGCCTATTGGAGACCAATGACCACCTCAAAGGATTCGTCAAACAAATCAGACACGCCAACGGCACAGAGTCTATTGAGATGCTATCTGGAGCAAGGCTTGATGTTGTGGCAGCAACTAGAGACGGCTCTCGCGGTCGATCAGTCAATGGACTCCTCTACATCGATGAAGTTCGAGAGATCTCAGAAGATGGATTTAGAGCTGCAACTCCTACAACTAGAGCTCACCCAAACTCTCAGACGCTTCTTACCTCTAATGCAGGAGACGCTTTCAGCACTGTACTCAACGACTTACGAGAAAGAGCCATCGATTACCCGCCTAAGTCTTTTGGATTCTATGAATACTCAGCTCCGCAATACTGCAAGATAGACGATCGCAATGCATGGGCTATGGCTAACCCCTCAATGGGGTACACAATCACTGAGGATGCGATTGAAGAAGCGATTGCGACTTCACCGATTGAGAACACTCGCACCGAGACTCTTTGCCAATGGATCGACTCCCTAAGCAGTCCTTGGCCGCATGGCATACTTGAAGAAACCTCGGACTCAACGCTAGAGATGCCGCCGGGGGCTTATACGATCTTCGGCTTTGATGTTAGCCCTTCAAGGCGTAATGGCTCGCTCGTAGCAGGTCAGTTATTGCCAGACGGCAGAATAGGCATTGGAATCCTAGAGACTTACAGCTCTCAGGTTGCTATCGATGAACTGAAGATGGCAGCAAGCATAAAGGCGTGGGCTGACATCTATAAGCCTCGCCTTGTCTGCTTTGACAAGTACGCAACCCAGACCATCGCAGATCGCCTGACTAATGCTGGCGTGGTTTGTGAGGATGTGTCTGGGCAGCAGTTCTACAAGGCTTGTGGCGATCTATTAGAAGGCTTGGTCAATCATCGAGTCGTTCATAATGGACAAGCCGAACTTATCCAACAAATGAACAATTGCAGCGCAAAGGTGAACGACAGTGCTTGGCGCATCATCAAGCGCAAGTCAGCAGGTGACATTTCAGCCCCTATCGGCTTAGCCATGGTTGTAACAAAGTTGATGATCCCTCAGCCTAAGCCTCAAATACATGTTTAGACACACCGAGGGTGTGTTGTCTAATTACTTGACAAATGCTACACTTTATGACTATGGGTCTATTTCGCAAAACTGAAGCAATCTCTGAAGATAAGCGTTCATCGCTTTTAGCGCAATACGCCCCTCAAATTATGGGAGAGAATCTTAACTCCCTTTATAACTACATCCTGCCTCGCGTCAATCGCAACGAGGCGATGTCAGTTCCATCTGTAGCTCGATGCCGCAATCTTATTGCAGGTGTCGTTGCAGACTTGCCACTTAACTTGTATCGCAAGTCCACAGGTGAAGAACTAGGAAACCCTATCTGGGTTGATCAGCCATCAATCAATCAGCCTCGCTCTGTAACTATGGCGTGGACTGTTGACAGCTTGATGATGTACGGAGTTGCTTATTGGGAAGTAACGGAAGTCTATGCAGAAGATGGTCGTCCTTCTCGCTTTGAGTGGGTTCCAAATGTTAAGGTCACATTTGAGACTGATCTCTATGGCACAAAGGTAACGCAGTATTATGTCGATGCTGTTGCTCGTCCTCAGTGGGGCGTTGGATCACTCATTACATTCCAAGCATTTGATGAAGGTATCTTAGATCGTGGCGCAGAGACAATTCGCGCAGCTATCGATCTTCGTAAGGCAGCAGTATTAGCTGCAAGCACTCCAATGCCTTCAGGCGTACTTCGTAACAATGGCGCAGACCTAGATCCTAAAGAGATCGCAGGTCTTCTTGCTGCATGGAAGAACGCTCGTCAAAATCGTGCAACTGCTTACTTGACTTCTACTCTGGAGTATCAACCAACATCATTCTCACCTAAAGACATGATGTACGACGAAGCGCAACAGTTCCTAGCAACTGAAATTGCTCGTCTATGCAACATCCCTGCTTACATGGTTTCAGCAGAGGCGAACCAGAGCATGACATACTCAAATGTATTAGATGAGCGCAAGCAATTCTATTCACTATCTGTTGCACCTTATGTCAATGCGATTCAGGATCGTCTGTCAATGGATGACATCACTGCTCGCGGTAATGCTGTGCGCTTTGATGTTGATTCATCTTTCCTAAAGACTGAGCCAATGGAACGCTTATTGGTAATCGAAAAGATGCTATCTCTAGGCTTGATCACTTTAGAGCAAGCGATGGAAATGGAAAACCTAACACCTAACGGAAATGAGGGGATCGCTTAATGGACAAGCAGATCTTAACCTTCTCAGCTGAACTAACAGCCAATGTAGAAGAGCGCACCATCTCAGGCAAGATTGTGCCAGCAGGTACAGGCGAAGTGGGTAACACTTCAGCAGGTCGAGTTGTCTTTGAGAAGGGCGCGATTGCACTTCCAGAAGATCCTAAGACCATCAAGCTTCTTAATCAGCATGACATGCGACAACCTCTAGGAAAGGCGACAAGCTTCTCTGAGGATTCACAAGGAAACATTTATGGTAGCTTCAAGATCTCACGATCTAATCGTGGTACTGAAGCACTTATCCTTGCCGAAGAAGGATTGCAGAATCAGAGTAGGTGTAGAAGTTATTACTGCAAAGAACAAGGGTGGCGTGATGCATGTATCAGCCGCCAAGTTGTTCGAGGTTTCATTGGTAACAGAGCCAGCATTTAAGTCTGCTCAGGTTATCGATGTAGCAGCTGAGTCAGACATCGAAGCTGCAACAAGCACAAGCACTAAAACAACAACGATCAACACGACAATCGTGGAGACCGAAACCGAAACAGAAACCGAAAGCGAGACAGCTGTGGAAAATACTCCAGAGACAGTTGCAGCACCAGCAGTAGAAGCAGCAGCGGTTGAAGCTGCTCGCCCTGTGGTCACAGCAACAACACATGTGCGCGAGCGCATTGCACCAATCACATCAGCACAATACCTAGAGGCTAATATCAAGGCTGCTCTTGGTGATGACGAAGCTCGCCGCACAGTTCGTGCAGCAGATGACTCAACATCAACAAACACAGGCTTGACACTACCTCAGCACCTCAACACATTTATCACAGACACATTTACTGGCCGCCCTGCTTTTGATGCAGTGACGAGAAATGCTCTCGTGGAGTCAGGTATGTCATTTACAGTTCCACGCCTTTACACAAACGCTGGAACACCTAACGCTGCACCAACAGTTGCAGATACAAACGAAGGTTCAGCACCATCTGAGACAGGCATGACATCTGCTTACGACACAGTAACAGTAAATAAGTTCTCAGGCCTACAACGAGTCTCATTTGAGCTCATCGACCGATCAAGCCCGAGCTTCATGGAGCTTATGATGGTGGAACTTCGTAAGGCGTATGAGAAGGCTACAGATGCAGCTCTTATCGCTGAGTTCATTGCTTCAGGAACAGCAGCAACAAATGTTGCAACAACAGCAGCAGGACTACAGTCATTCATCGCAGTAGAAGGCGCAGCAGCATACAAGGGAACTGGCGGAGATTTCGCTAACAAGCTTGTTGCTTCAACAGACCAGTGGGCAGCTATCGCAGGATACGCAGACACAACAGGTCGCGCACTTTACTCAGCACAAGGTGCAACATACAACGCATCAGGTGTAGCTAACGCAACATCTGTTCGTGGCGGCGTACTTGGTACCGATCTAATCGTGGATCACAACATCTCAGCTTCAGGCATCGCAGATGACTCAGCCTTCTTGGTTGCACCATCTTCTGTCTATGCGTGGGAGTCACCAACAACTCAGCTTCGTGTCAATGTTTTGACATCAGGCGAGATCGAAATCAACCTTTACGGATACCTAGCACTTTATGTTGCTAAGTCAGGTAAGGGCGTTCGCCGCTTCGCAGTAGCGTAATTACTAGCAACTAAGTCGCCCTAGGGGGTCAGTAGCCCTCTGACTCCCTAGGGTCTTTAGAAAGGATCAGGATGGCACTCACAACAGTTGCAGAGCTTCGCTCCACTCTCGGAGTCGGTACGCTCTATCCTGACGCGACCCTTCAAGAAGTGTGCGACGCATCAGATGCAGTCCTACTTCCAATGCTTTGGAAGCCTCAATGGTTCGCAGTAGCACATAGCAACATTGTGAATGAAGGAACTTTATACTTTGATATTCCTGTCACAGACATCTTTTATGTTGGACAGACTGTAACTATTGCCAATTCAGGCAGTCGATACAACGGCTCTAAGACCATTGCAACAGTTGGAGAGTATTCAATTTCTGTTGCAACTAATCACAGCACAATTCAACCTAAGCATCCTATTGAGCCTTTTGGCACAGTAACAGCAGAGACTTACACAGACTGGACAACAGACACAGCAGTCCAGCAAGCAGCTTTGATGATCGCTGTTGAAATCTGGCAAGCTAGAACCGCTACTCTTTCAGGTTCTAATGCAATCGATTTCCAGCCCAGCCCTTATCGCATGTCAGCTCAGCTGCTCGCTAAGGTGCGTGGTTTAATAGCACATGCACTCGCGCCTACATCGATGGTGGGATAATGCCAGTTGCAATTACTACACTTCGCACCACATTAGCCACTGCTCTAGTCGATAACGCTAAGTGGCAGACCTTTGCTTTTCCGCCTGCAACAGTCCTTGCTAACTCTGTGATTGTTTCTCCAGATGATCCTTACCTAACACCAAGCAACAATCAACATATCTCGATTAGCCCGATGGCTAACTTCAAGATTGTTATGACTGTTCCACTATTTGACAATGAGGGAAACCTTAACGGCATTGAGGACACAGTTTGTGGCGTGTTCGCAAAGCTTGCTGCATCATCTTTGACCTATAATGTAAGCGCAATTAGCGCACCAAGTATTCTCAACGCTGCATCGGGAGACCTTCTCAGCTGCGAGATGTCCGTATCAATCCTAACGAGTTGGAGCTAAACATGTCCGAGTGGGAACAAGAAAACGCTGACTTCCTGAAGAAAATCGGGCAAGTAAGCACACCAGCACCAAAGCCAGTAACTACTAAGAAAGACGAGGAATAATCTCATGGCTGTATTTCTAAACAACAAGGTCGGCGTGAAGATTAACACTGTTGATCTTTCTGACCATGTCACAAGCATCACTCTTAACCGCACATTCGATGAGCTAGAAGTTACAGCTATGGGCGATTCTTCACACAAGTTCGTTAAGGGCTTGGAAGCATCATCTGTAACAATCGACTTCCTAAACGACACAGCATCAGCGAATGTATTGGCAACACTACAAGCTGCATGGGGTACAACAGTCACATGTGTATTCCTACAGGAAAAGGGAACAGCAGTATCTGCTACTAACCCTCTTTACACAGTGTCACTTCTAGTGAACAACACAACAGACATCAATGGTGCTGTTGGCGATATGTCCACACAGTCGATCACATTTACTGCTAACTCAACAGTTGCAGTAGCCACAACAGGCACATTCTAAAAAACTAACAAAGGGGCAAACTCATGGCAAAACTAAAGATAGTTCGTAAAGATGGAAGCGTATTAGAAGGCGAGATCACTCCAGCAGTGGAGTACGCATTTGAGCAGTACGCTAAAAAGGGCTTCCATAAGGCGTTTCGCGATGAAGAAAAGCAGAGCGATGTCTATTGGTTAGCATGGGAAGTAACACGCAGGCCAGGTGAATCT